TCGTAATCTCGGCTTCATAATCCCGTTTTGATTTTTTCATGTTGACCTCCATTTGTTTAACTACCGCTAAACCCCGGCGCTTGATCCGGGGATGCGGAGCGTTTAGCTCGATTTTAAAAGTAGGCTAGGCTTTCTTAATTACCCAGTGAGAGCGAGCGTGCCACTTTGACCACACATCGTCGCCGTAGTGGTCACGAAGATTTTGAGAGGCATTAGAGAAATCGTCGGACAATTTTTCCAAGAGCCTTCGTGGGCCTTTGCACCCACCGCGAACATACAAGTTGCAGACTTCAACGAAGTCTCTATTGGCGCGATTGAAAGCGCGGAATAAATCATACTCTTTTTTAGACGTGATCGCGATCATGTCGTTAGGGTGTCTGTATTCCCCGCGCATTCCGGGGATATCGCCTGAGACTGGAACTGCATTATGTGTAATCATGTTGACCTCCATTTGTTTAACTCCTCACAGTATGCCTTAAATCAGCAGGTGATACAAGCACTAATATCACCTAGTGATGAATTAATTTTCACTATGATTTAGGAAAAAGTTCATCGTGAAAGAAATCAACTCTTCAGCGTCCGCCTTGTCCAGCTTTGCACAGTGCGTTTCAAATTCGCTGACTATACCCATTTTTTCAGCGACCGTGCTGGCCTCGTCAAAGAAGGAATTTTCTGCATTGACCTGCTCTTCGCTTCCCCAGTTTAAATCATCTGACAACAGCAGAGCTTGGTGAGATAAAGCAACTAGTTTTGTAAACATTTTAGATAATCCTCGTGATCGTCATGTTGTCGCAAATGAATTTAATTCCCAAGAACTCCTCGGAATTTTTCAGATACTCTTCGAAGGTGCGTGGAGAGCTGGGAAGCCATCCCCAATCGGATGCAACCTCGAACAACCCATCACTGTCGTAGAGATTGGTATCTTTGTAGGTTTCAAAAAGGCTTTCTTTAGTGTGGACTTCCACTTTCTCGCCGTCATTCCAGGAGCATAAGAAAGTTTCTATATTAGTATCTAGATCGATTGGTAATTTCATTTTGTTTGACCTCCATTATGGGGGGCCGAAACCCCCCTGTTAAAATTAAGCGACTTTCTTGAGACCTGTTGAAACGCGAAGCGAAACGACTGGCTTCATGTTAGACCGAGTGTCGAACCACACGTCACCCATCTCCTCGCGGACAGCCTTGGTGTCAAGCGTCCAGCGAATGCTTTCTGCTTTAACAACGCCCTCGCCGTTCTTTCCGGCGAGAAACGTCACGTCGTTTTCGTCCATCGTTTCGAGCAGAAACTCGCGAAGCTCCTTCTGCTTTGTCTGGAGTTTCTTGATCTCTGCTGAGACGTTGAGAAAATTATCGACTCGGTTTCTGATTTTAGTACTCACTTTTTTGACCTCCTAAGTTTGTTTAACTCCCCAGAGTATTACATATATCATCTGCTGATGCAAGCACTAATATCACCTAGTGATGAATTAATGACCTGCCAAATCCTGGCAGGTCATTCTCAGCAAAAACCTACCCGATAACATACGCTCCCTTTCTATGGTGAATTAATTTTCACTTGAAAAAGAATTAACCCCCGACTATGGTCAGGGGCTAGTTCTTCATGCGTCAAAATTTTGATGTCTGAGGCGACGGGACCAACCGTCGAGAGCAAGTCTTAACCAACTCCGAAGGGAAAAAAAGATCATGCCCAAAAAGAAACTACCAGCAAATCTTCCTTTAATCAAGGACGCGCTTGCTGTTGCTAAAAAATACCCCGTCTTTCCGACCAACAAGAAGATGCCTGCTTGGTCTAATCAGGAATTAGGCGTAGGCCGAGGCGAGGGCGGTTATAAAATTGCCACACAGGATAAGAAAAAAGTCACAGCTTTATTCCAGCACCCCCGCGCAAAAGAGATAGCCGTTCCAATGGGGGTGTCGGGCCTCATGTGTATTGATGTTGACCTGCAAAAAGGCAAGCACGTCGAGAAGTGGCATCACGATAACTTTGAGTATTTGAACAGCACGCTCTGTCACAAAACGAGAAGCGGAGGC